CGCGGGAGGTGTTGGGATCGATCTGCTCCAGGGCGGCAAGGTGCTGCTGGAGGTGAGCCATAAGCACCTGCTGGGAGGCGGGGTCGATGGGTTGCTGGCGTTGCATGGACGCCTGATTGAATTGGAAGAGAACCTGGATGTGGATCTTGTGGTCGTCGCTGGGCTTGATGTTGACGGGGAAGCCGGTGGCAAGCATGGTCGCAATCTCGCTGGCCTGATCCTCGGCCTGATCGCCCATCCCGGCCTGCGGGTCTTGATAGAGCCTGCGGACAAGGCTGGGATCGTCCTGCTCCAGCACCGACTTGACCAGCTCGCCCTGGTTGACAAAGGGATTGTTCAAGAACATCTGCATCCGGGCGACAGACTTCTGGAGCGCAAACTGGCGGTTGATGAAGTCCAAGCCGCCCTTCGGCTCAATCGAGTATTCCTCATGGATACCGTCGGGAACCATCTGCCCCGTCTCCTCGGCATAGCGGAACATCAAATCCTTCTTGTTGTACTGGACGTAAAGATCCCACGCCTGCTTGAAGAGGTGGGAAAGACCCATCCTGAAAATGCGGTTGCGAAGATCGCCCGAAGCCGCCGCCTGACCTTGGATGGCGGCGATCTCGGTCGCAGTCTTGCGATCAGCCACCTGATACTGCGAGCCAGCCCCGAAGTCGGGGTTGCCCATTCGCTGTTCAGCGAGCATACGCTCTTCGAGCATCAGGCGCTGGAAGTCGAATGGAGGTTGGCTGAATTGCACCGGCTTCAATCCTTGCGGAAGGATCTGGCCGGGTTGCATCTTGAGATTGGCGGTGTTGAGGCTGATCGGGTTCTGTGCCTCGAAAACGGGTCGGTTGGCCAGCTCGACGTAATCGCTCAGGCTATTCTTGAGCTTATTGAGCAGATTCTCTCCGGGGAGGAGGATTTCTGCGACTCCCCGTGGGCTGTACCAACCGCCCCCTGTGATCTCATAGGGGAAATCGACAAAGGGAGGTTCGCCGTGGCGGTACGGCAAAATGAAGGATTTTCTTACGTCGGTCTGGATCTGAAGCGGGCTATACGTCTCCACACGCCATCCATCCTTGGAAGGCGTATACATTTCCCAAAGGATGATGCGATCGTTGTTAGCTTCGTCAGTAATGCCTTCACGCCGGTAGATCTCGTCCTGTATTTCGGAACGAAGACCGACCGAATCAGAGGGCTTGCCGGTAATTGTTTTGACGAAGTTTTCGTCCTGATTGTAAAGGGGGTTGGCCTTATAGGAATCCACCGAGACAGAGAGAATGTGGACGATGAAATCGGCATCCTTAAATTCCTTGGTATACGAAGGAACAATAATGTGGAAAGGGTCAATGGCTTCAAAGTCGATCCTTTTCTTGTCCTCATTCCAGATTACCTTGGCCACGCCGCGCCCGTAAAGCAAAAGATTGTCGATGACTGAAACAATCTCTTTCTGGAAGTTGGACTTCTCGCGGAGCTGGTAATCAAACCAGCGCTCGGCGGAGACGGTGATGGGGGCGAGCTGCTGGCGCATAGGGACAAAGGAACAGAGAATATCGTTGCCGATGGCCGAATTGACGAAGGAGGGCTTGAGCTTTTCAATGGCGGTGTCGATCAACTGGACGTGCAAATCGGCGGCGGTCGGCCAGGGCTTGACCTTGCGGCGCACACCGAAGTAGCGGGCCTGATAAAACAACCGCTGGCGGTTCTCCCAGCTTTCGCGCTGGTTCAACGCCTCGATGATCCGCATATAGTAGTCGGCACGTTTTTCGTTCTTGGGTGACATTATTTTTCCCGCTCCCTGTTCAGTTCAAATTGAAAATCGTTGACATAATGCAAAGCACGCTTTGCCCATGCGCGGACCGCAGGAGATGAATCACGCACGGCAGGGTAGTTCTCATCTCGCATCAACGCCTCAACGCCCCCGGTCGTATTCGTTGTCGGGGTCGTCGTGGCGCACCCACCAAGGCTTAGGGCCAAGATCGCGATCAATGGCATCACGGTTGTTGCGCCACTCACCCTCGGCGCGGTCAATTCGCTTTTCCTTCCAACCGGGAATAAGGCGAAGGATCGACGCGATGATGTTGAGGATCGCACCGATCACTTAAAGTTATTTGATGTGGAGGCCGAGGGTCTTCAGGAAGTTGACAACCCTTTCCAGCGCCGTGTCATCGGCGGGGGTCGGGGTCATCTTCACAATGATCCGGGCGACAAGCACGATGCCACCAAGGGCGGCAACAATTTCAGTCCAGTTTGCGGTGATCCAGTTCCAGATGTTCATTTCAACCTCCTGCGTCGAAGCCAGCCATGACAGGGTCGCTCGACTCCATCATGGCAAGCAATGACCTCCACGTTGGCTTCTCCACCGGAAAGGTCAAGTCGAACTTCATATTACCACCGTCAAGGCACAGGGCAAGGGCATCGGCCTTGTCTGGGCTGGCGAGTCCCCTGGCTCGCATCGAATCCTTGGATTCAACCCCCAGCTTCCCCTTGGAATTGACCAGACTTCGCCGACAGGTCAGTTGCGCGGTCAGCTCCTCGTCGTCGGGCAGGATGATCTCGGCGTTCTCGATCTTCTTGGCCATGCCATACCACATCTCGGCAGCCCGGTTGGTGTAGGCATCAGCGTCGTAGGCGGCGGAGCCGAAGTTGACGCGATTGACTTCCCAGCCCGCCTCGGCCAAGGCATCGCACATCGGCATACCCAACCCGCTGGCGTCGGCGTAGATGTCTTCTGGCTTCAGGCCAGCCTTCTTAAACTCAACGATAAACCTACCCACCGCCGCCATCGTATCGCGCTCTTTCCAGGCTAGGAAGCTCAAAACCTTGTTGCCATCCCTTACGCACAGCACGTTGGAATCGCCACCGGCGGCAAAGTCAACGCCCGCCACCTTGGTTCCGGGCTTGAAGTCGGGCGGGCTGACAAGGCAGTTCTGGAGCTGGTTTAGGTTAATAATCAGGCTTTCGCTGCCAATATCCACAAACTCTCCGTAAATCATGGAGCGGGTAAGCGGGTGCTTCTCGCCATACCGCTGGATCACCTCCTCGATCTGCTTCTGAGTGATATGGGGGCAGTCAAAGGCGGTTACGGCATGGGTCTTCCACATAGCCGCCTCCTTGGTGAAGGCGCGGTAGAAGGCTCCGCTTGAGCCGCCGGGGCTGCTGGCGATAAGAAGGCGGGTGGGTTGGCACCGACTGATGGCCTCAAACAAGGGGTCAGCAACGGTCTTGGCCTCGTCCACAACCATCAGCAATGGCGACAGCTCATGGTTTTCAGCGTGCCAGCCCTCAGCGCGCCCTGGATCGGTGGCTGAATAGCCGATAATGCGGGATGTGTTGCCTTCCGGGTGCAGGTAGCGGATCTCCCCGGATGTGACCTCCCAAGCACCGCCCAGCTTCGCTGTGAGGGATCTTAGGCTAGGCCAGAGCTGGGACTCGACCTGGCGGAAAACGCCTGCGGTCGTAACCGCAATGGAGCGGCGATAGACAAGGGCGTGCCACACCAAAACGCTGGCAATTACGGTGGAAGTCTTGCCGGAGCCGTTGGCGGCTCGCAGGGCGACTCTGGAGTCGATAGGGGCTAAATCAGCAAGAACATCCCTTTGCCACTTGTAGAGGTTGATGCCCAGAACCTTATCTGCGAAATGGGCAGGGTTTAAGAGTTGGTCTAGCAACTCGTCGGGGGTCTGCTGCGCTGATTTGGGAACTCGTCTAGCCATAACCTCTTTTTGTTTTGTGGCGCAATTATTTGGGGGGTATTATACGTGTGAATCGGTGGCGGGGGGTGTAGGGGGAGGGGTGTCGTGTACCGGCCACTTTCTTAGGCTTTCTTGCCTTGGCTTTCGTCTTCGCATTCTCAAAGGCTTACCCTTTCCAGAATTTTTGAGTGTTGCAGTGACAATAGGTTGCGGATTATCTGTCGCACAATAGCTATTGTATTTACTTTTAGGTTGTTCAATCGCCTTAACCTCCTGGCCCTCAATCACTTGCGCTTTTTTCTCCGCTCGGCGGGATGCGAGGCCGGCCAAGAGTTTAGTGAATGAATCGCCCACATTGTGAGTTATGGAAGTATCTACAGCCAAACGGCTTGAGGGGATTGCATGATGGTAAATGCGCTCGGCCAGCCACGCTTTCGCTTGCCAACTACGCTCGCCAGCTAGTTCTATGTCACGCAACAAGCCAAGCTCGTGATTTTTTCGGGCGGTTTCCATCTTTCTGCCGAACCCTGGATTCCTATGCACCCAAGTTTTCAGAGTGCCAACAGGGACTCCAATCAAGCCAGCACACTTTTCAATTGTAAAGCCAGAGGCACAAGCGGACACGCACCTCTCCTCAATTTCCTTCGTAAATGCTACCTTCCCATTTTTGGATTTTTCGGGGAGATTGTCGGGCGGGTTTTCCACTCGCACAACCTAGCATAAAAGATTCTCAAAAATAATTGTTGACACAACCAACCCGCTTGGACTAGGCTCCATTCATGCAAAACACGCACACCAAAACCGAAGCGGAAGCGGTTAAAGCCTTCCGCATTGCGATTCTCGACAAAATCTTCGAGGAGCAGGTCGCTCTTTCCAATGAAATTGGAGCTTCGGAGGCAAAGAAAAACAATCGCAAAGCCGATGCGTTGCGGGAACGCAAAATGGGGCTTTGGATTGCAGAGCAGACCATCAAGCAGTTTTGCGGGTAATAATATGAGCAACACACGCACCAACGCCGACAAGCAGACGGCCAAAGTTCTGCGAATATCCGCAAACGAACTTGCCGAGCAGTTTATCGGCTCGACAATTCAACACGATGATTGGGAGCAAGCGGGAAAGATTCTTTCCGACCTTGCCGACAACATTGTTACGCCCGAAACCTTGCGGGACTTGTCGCAACTATTCTTGGACATCGCAGACGAAGCAGAGCGGATAAAGCCCGATGATGAACACGAAGCACACGCCACTGAATCACTCTGCGAGTTGATCGCAGAAAAACTTATGGCGAAATATGATCGCCATATTGGCAGAGCATAAACCCAAAAACCAAAAGAAAGGAAACGCACAATGAGCGCACTATATGGAACACTAAAAGGAGCAAAAG